AAAAATGCAGTAAGAGCAGGTTTGCAAGTAGCTACTAATTTTGTAGAAGCAGTAGGAGAGGTAGGCACTATGGTTACGGAAGTAGCAAAAGAAACTTCAAAAGCAATAGAAGAAATAGATCTAAATACAATCGCAAGTAATGCTAAAGCACTTGTAGCAAGTAAAAACAACTACGCACTACTGGAAGCACAAAGTCGTAGACTTGTTGAGCAATATGATCTAGAAGCAGAACAACAAAGACAGATCCGTGACGATGTTAGTCTTAGTGTACAGGAACGTATAGATGCTAACACTGAATTAGCCGATGTACTTAAAAGACAAACAGAAGAAGAAAAAAAAGGAATACAAGCACGTATAGGTGCGTTAAGAACCCAGATATCACTAGAAGGCGAAAGTCACGATCTTACAGCACAGTTATATGATCTGAATACAGAAATGTTAGCCATTGACGCAAAGGTAGCAGGATTTAAGTCAGAGCAACTAACAAACGAAACGGCATTAAAACAAGAACTAGTAGATCTAGATAAGGCACGTTTACAAAGTGCTAGTGATCTAGCTGTAGGGGAAGCAAACTTCCTAGCAGAATCAGAAACTAACGAACTAAGAAAAGTACAGTTAAAGCGAGAAGCATTTGAATTAGAAAAAGAAATAGAACTAGAAAGACTCCAGTTTAATATTGATAACGCTAAGGAAGGGACACAGGCACGTATTGATGCAGAAGCAGAGTTAGCGGCAAAGCAACAAGAATTTGGTCATCAAAAAATTGAGTTAGACAAGTTAGAAGCGGAAACCAAAAAAGCAATGGTCGCTCAATCATTAGACGCAGTAATAAATGCGGCAGGTGCAGAATCTAAGGTAGGTAAGGCATTGTTTATTGTAAAACAGGCATTAGCACTCAAGGAATTAATTATGAACGCTAAAAACACTCTTAGTAAATCTACTATGAATGCGGCAGAATCTGGAACAGACATAGCAAAGGGTGCAGGTAAAGCGGCAAGTTCAGCACCACCGCCATTCAACTTATTACCGATAGCAATGTTTGCGGCACAAGCCGTAGGTATCATAGCTAGTATACGTCAAGCAATGCAAAAATCTAAACAGGCAGTAGCTAGTGCAGGGGGAGGAGCAGGAGGAGGTTCAACAACAATCTCAGCACCACCAACAGCATCGTCAGCACCGCCTGCATTTAATGTTGTAGGTCAAGGTGGATCAAGTCAGTTAGCCGAAGCAATAGGCGGACAGGAATCACAACCTGTACAAGCATACGTTGTATCAAACGATGTAACCTCAGCACAAAGTATGGAACGAAATATTATTGAAACGACTAGTTTATAAAAACCAAATGTTATATAAGTATGGAAATAATTGAATTGATATTATCAGACGATGAGTTAGCTGTAGGTGTAGAAGCCATCAGTGTAGTAGAAGAACCTGCTATAGAAGAGGACTTTGTCGCACTTAAAAGTCAAGAATTTAAATTTGCAGAAGCAGATAAAGAAAAGAAGATCCTTGTTGGTCCATTGTTAATTCCAAATAAGCCGATATTTCGCAAGGAAGGAGAAAAGGAATACTATATATATTTCTCACGTAATACTGTCTTAAAAGCATCGCAAATGTTCTTAAAGGCAGGAAATCAATCTAACTCAACACTAGAACACGAAGTAGAGATAAAAGGATTGACGCTTGTAGAATCTTGGATAGTAGAAGATCCAGAAATGGATAAGTCTAAGTTATACAATATGTCTTTGCCTAAAGGTACTTGGGTAGGAACAGTAAAAGTAGAAAACGATGACATCTGGGACAACTACGTAAAGACTGGTAAAGTAAAAGGATTTAGTATAGAAGGATACTTTGCAGACAAAGCAGAACGCCCTAAAGAACTAATACCAGAAGAACTGTCTAAAGAACAGGAAGCAGATCTTATTGTAGATCAGTTACACGAAATGATACTTACTTTTAAAGAAACTGGAAACGTAGAGTTAGAAAGTTATAGTGATTATCCTAGTGGAGTAAAGAACAATGCTAAAAGTGCATTAGAATGGGCAGAAAAAAATGGTTGGGGATCTTGTGGAACTGGTGTAGGTAAGCAACGTGCAAACCAACTAGCAAAAGGTAAACCAATTTCGGTAAGCACTATAAAACGTATGGCGTCTTATTTACAGCGACACGCTAAAGACCTTAATTCAAGTAAATCATATAGTGATGGCTGTGGTAAACTTATGTACGATAGTTGGGGAGGTAAAGCAGGATTGCGATGGTCTAACAGCAAGTTGAATGAATTAGGATTATCCGCAATGGAAACTCTTAAAGAACCTTGTTGGAATGGTTACGAACAAATCGGTACAAAAACATTAAAAGGTAAAGAAGTGCCTAACTGCGTACCAATTAAACGCAAGTAATATTTACTCTTAAAAAACAAACGCAGGTAATGAAAGAAAAAGAATTTATCACACCTAGTAGAACTAGTCCGTTAGGCGGTAAACGTGCTTGTCTATGTAAAGACGAGGATACGTATAGTATAAAATGTTGTGAAGGGTATCTAATTAATCAAGGTATTGGGAACATCAATAGAAATGGCTAAACGCCCAGTTAAGAAACAATTAAAGTTATATATACAATGAAAGCAACCAATTTATTAAAACGTTTAGAAACCTTTTTGAATAGGTACGAGTTCGCACAAATGAAACTAGACAATGGTACAATTCTAGAAGCAGACGAGTTTGCAGTAGATAGTACAGTATTCATAGTTACTGAGGACGAAAGAGTACCGCTACCTATTGGGGAGTATACTTTGGAAGATGGCACAACATTAGTTGTAGCAGAAGAAGGAGTTATCGGTAGTATGGGAGAAAAAGTGGAAGAACCTAAAGAAACATCAATGGAAGACGAAATTAAAAAAGAAGAAGAGGTAGTAGAAATGAACTACGCTTCTAAACAAGAATTAGAGGAAGCAGTCGCTGAGGTCAAAGATATGATTGACGAAGTAAAAGCGATGATCGAACCTAAAGAAGAAAAGAAAGAGGAAGAAATGGAAGAAGAGTCTAAGGAGGAATCTAAAGAAGAACTTGCTGAGTTATCTAAAGAACTAGCTAAACCTTCTGCTGAACCTTTGAAACACAATCCAGACGCTGACAAATCAGTTAACCTCAAAAAGATGTCTGCAAACCGCAAAGGAACATCTACAATGGATCGTATCCTAGCTAAAATAAGTCAAATAGACAATTAATAAATAAGAAAATAAAAATTTAAAAAAAGATGGCACAACCACAACCAACAATCACAACTAGTTACGCAGGAGAGTTCGCAGGAGAGTATATTTCAGCGGCACTACTATCTGGTAACACTTTGGCAAATGGTCTTATTACTATTAAGCCAAACGTAAAATTCAAATCAGTATTAAAAACATTCGCAACTGATACGTCTAGCATTGCTGACGCTTCTTGTGCGTTTACTGATACTGCTGATATTTCTTTAGCTGAGAAAATTCTTGAGCCAAAGGAATTTCAACAAAACTTAATCTTATGTAAAGATCAATTCCAGTCTGACTGGGAAGCAGTACAAATGGGTTACTCTGCATTCGATAACTTACCACCTAAGTTCTCTGACTTTTTAATTGCACACGCTTCTGAGCAAGTTTCACAATTCGTAGAGCAAAAAATCTGGAGTGGAGCAAATAATAATGCAGGATCGTTCAAAGGATTTACTCAAAACCTAAAAGATGACGGAACTGTTACTGACGTAGCAAAAGCAACAGTAACAGCGGCAAACGTAATTGCAGAAATGGGTAAGATTGTAGACGCTATTCCATCTGCTGTTTATGGTAAAGAAGATATGTTTATCTATGTATCACAAAATATGGCTCGTGCTTATGTAAGAGCATTAGGCGGATTTGGAGCGGCAGGTCTTGGTGCAAATGGTACAGACAACAAAGGTACTCAATGGTACAATGGCGGAGGTTTATCTTTCGACGGAGTAAAGATTGCAGTAGCAAATGGTCTTGCTGACAACCACGCAGTAGCGGCACAAAAATCAAACCTTTACTTTGGTACTGGTCTTTTATCAGATCACAATCTCGTGAAGGTAATTGATATGGCTGACATTGATGGATCTCAACAAGTAAGAGTTGTAATGAGATTTACAGCAGGTATTCAACACGGAATCGGTTCAGATATCGTATTGTACTCATAGTAGAATAATTAAATAATCAAAAGGGGTAGGTTGGAATAGTCTTGCCTACCCTTTTTTAATACAAAAAAAATATGGCGTGTTTATTAACAAAAGGAAGAACAGAACCTTGTAAGGACTCAGTAGGTGGCTTGACAGCTGTTTACTTTGCAGACTTTGGAGATTTCGATATGGGGGATCTAACGTTTGCTTCTGGTAGTGGAGAAATTACTGATATTGCTAATGGAGGAACAATATTCAAGTACGAATTAAAAGGTACTAGCACATTTGAACAAACTATTACATCAAGTAGAGAAAACGGAACTACGTTTTACGATCAAGTATTGACTTTAAGTTTTAAGAAATTAGACAAAGCAACACACGATGAAATAGCATTATTGGCAACAGCTAGACCAAAAGTATTTGTTGAGGATAACAACGGAAACGTTTTTCTAGCAGGATTGGAATATGGAATGGACTGTAATGGTGGATCAATTGTAACAGGAGCGGCAATGGGAGATTTGTCTGGATACTCACTAACGTTACAAGGAATGGAAAAGAAACCTGCAAACTTCTATAGTTTAACAGGTATAGCGGCAGACTTCACAATCGGAGCATCAATTAATCCGTAGCAATTAGTAACTGCTAACCAACTAGAGGGGTGTACATTCGTATGCCCCTTTTTTTATACACTTGCACCAGTTGTAATATATTAGTTGTTATATAGATATGAATGTAATTAGTCCAACAGGCGATAGTACCATAAAAGTTATACCCAGAAGTGAGTATACACACATTGCGGTATTACTTACAAACGTATCTAGTAATGATAAAGAAACAGTATTGCTATTAGACCAAACGTATACTGACTTGAATCAAGGTATACCAGAATTGGAGAAAAGAGTATTTACTGATAATGAATATCTAGAAGCGATAGGTTGTCTTAATTCGTTTGTAGCGGACTTTAACCTTAGTCCAGTGTTTAATGATAATAGTATGAGTTATATACTAAAATCAGATATTAAAACACTATTAAAACTACAGGAAGGACAGTTTGTACAAATGAATGTATATGGAACTAATGATTCAGATCAGTTTGCAGATAATTTAATGTATCGTGGTAGGTTATTCACTACAGCACAAAGTTTGGATCAAGTAAAAAATCAAACATACTCAGTAAATAAAGACACTTATACAGAAAATGAGAGTCAAAACGATTATATAATTATATAAAATGAGTGAAATAAAAATTGTAGAGTTAAAATCGTATACGGCTCCAGAAATTAAGTCGACAAACGTGATAATTACGTTACATACGGCAATAAAAATAGTTACTTCAACTACTTAATAGAACGTTATACAGGTTCTCCAACTAACAATGCAGTAATAAATGGAGTATCACAAATGGTATTTGGTAAAGGACTAGATGCAACTGATAGTAATAAAAAGCCAGAAGAGTACGCAAAAGCAGTAACATTACTAAATAAAGAATGTACTAGAAAGTTGGTATATGATTTAAAACTAATGGGACAGTGTGCTATTCAAGTTATATACTCTAAGGATCGTAAAACAATTGCACAGGTAGAACATATGCCAGTAGAAACACTCGCTATGGAGAAGTGTAATGACGAAGGCGAAATTGAAGGATTTTACTATTGTTCTGACTGGAGTAGTTTAAAACCAAGTGAGGAATTAAAAAGAATACCTGCATTTGGAACAAGTAAAGAAAACATTGAAATATTATACGTAAGACCTTATGTAGCAGGACATTACTATTATAGTCCTGTAGATTATCAAGGAGGTTTACAATATGCTGAGTTAGAAGAAGAAATCAGTAATTACCATTTGAACAATATTATGAATGGTCTTGCACCCAGTATGTTAGTTAACTTTAACAACGGAGTACCAAACGAAGAGGAAAGAACAAACATTGAGCAACGTATTATACAGAAGTTCAGTGGATCTAGTAACGCAGGTAAATTCATATTAAGTTTCAATGAAAACGCTGACACAGCGGCAGACATTCAGCCAGTACAATTAAGTGACGCACATAACCAGTATCAGTTCCTTAGTGACGAAAGTATGAAAAAGATTATGGTAGCACACAGGGTAGTAAGTCCTATGCTATTGGGGATCAAAGATCAGAGTGGACTAGGAAACAATGCAGAAGAATTAAAAACTGCTAGTACGTTAATGGACAATGTAGTTATTAGACCATTGCAGAATTTACTAATTGAAGCGTTTGATAAAATACTAGCATACAATAGTATCAGTTTAAACTTGTACTTTAAAACACTACAGCCACTAGAATTTATTGATCTAGAAAACGTAATTGACGAAGAAACAAGAGAAGAAGAAACAGGACAAAAAATAGAAGAGGGTGTTAATCAGCAACTAGCTAAACTCTCTAAGGAAGAAAAAGGAGATATTAATTTATCCGATGACGAGTATCTAGGTTTATTGTCAGAATTACACCCAGACGTGGTAACAGATGAATGGGAAGAAGTTACTGTACGTCCTCACAGCGATTCTAACGAGTCCGATGAGGAATGGGCATCACAATATATCAAAGCAACAGAAACAACGCTACAAAAGTTAGCTAATGTGATCAGTGCAAAGCCAAGTGGATTCAGTTACTTGGATAAATCATTTTATAAAGTACGTTATCGTTATGCAGAAAAATACAGCAGTGGAAACACTCGTAAGTTCTGTAAGGCAATGATGGCGAGAAACAAAGTATACCGACTTGAAGATATTGATACCGCTAGTAGAAATGGTGTTAATAGAAAGTTTGGACATAAACAGAAACCTTATGATCTTTTTAAATTCAAAGGCGGAGTTAATTGTGGACATTATTGGGAGCAAGTATTGTATAGACTAAAGAAAAAGACTGATGGATCGTATCGTGTAGACAACGGCAATATGAATCAGTTTGATGAGGTCAACTCAATACCAAAATCTTATGACGCAAAGCCGAGAGGTTCAGCAAGATCAGAACAAGTGGAAGCAGACAGAGCAGATAAGGGACGTTATCCTTCAAAATCATAAGTATGGCAACAGCATTATTAATAAGTAGGACAGACCTTGTAAAAAATACGATAGTTGACGGAAATGTTGATACAGATAAATTCGTTCAGTTTATTCGTATAGCACAGGAGATCCACATACAGAACTATCTGGGTACTAGTTTATTGGAAAAAATACAG